CGCCTGATGCATATACGTAATCGTTTACGTATTTTTTATTTGGAATATCATCAGGATCTGTTACACGACTTTCATAACCAGTTGAATTAGTAACCCTTAGTGTACCTGCGCCGCCTTGCATATCAAATTGCAAATTAGCCGTTGAGTCAGTGGCAAGGCTACCTACTGTTAAAGGTGCTAAGGAGTCGTCACTAAATTGGACTCTAAACTTTCCAGATACTTCATCCCAAAGAAACTGAGCATTAAGTTCTGTACCTCTATCAATGTCAATACCCGATGTACCTTCTGTAACACCTGCTCCAGATTCGCCTTTGTTTAGTAAAATAATATTGTCTTCGATAGTAAGGTTAGCTGTGTCAACTGTAGTTGTATTACCTTTAACAAGTAAGTCACCTGTAATAATGACCGTGCCTTGATCAACACCGGTATCAAGTGTAATTGTACCAGTGTCTTTAACTTTAATTCTATAGTCGCTTTCGCTAACTCTTAATATCTTTGACATTAAAATTCCTTAACTAGGATATATTAATTATTGATTAGCAATAGTTACAGTATCATTTGCAACTGCTGAGCCAAAAGTCCATTTAGCACCTTCGCCACTAGCAAATTGTGATCCAGCACTACTTGATCCACCGTGTGCATTTGCAGTTGGTACTAGTACTGCTTGACGAGCTGTTAATTTAGAAACCAAATAAGTACCGCCTGCGCTATCTGTAGCCATAATACTCATTTCACCGGCACCTTTCGCTTCTGTAGTTACTAGTTTAAAAATGCCAGTTCCTTGACTTGTTTGTACTTTGTAACGATATGTACTAACTTGTTTAATGATATCGCCTGTTGTAATTTCGCTATCACCAGAACCATATTGAGTTTCTGCTTTAATACCGTTTTGACGAGCACTTGCGCCACTTGTTAATGTTGCTACTGGACTAGCACTACCTGAACCTCCAGCAACACTACCTGAGAATGTAATTGACGGAGCACTTGTATAACCTGAACCAGGTGTTACTACTGTTACTGTATAAGCTGTTGCACCTGTTACTGTTACAGTTAGTTCTGGTTTTGCACCACCTGTAATTTGTGGTGCTCCAATACTAGCAGCTGGAATTGTGTATGTACCATTTACTAATGAAGACAATGTGCCAGTTGGTGCTGTAACACTGGCTACTGATTCGCCGCCAACACCTGCTGTGCCAAAATCTTGATAGTTAGTATTGGCAAAATATTTTTTGTTTAATGGACGTCCCATTTGTTTTCTCCTTAAAATATGACGTTCTAGGTCTACGCGGCGGGTTACCGCATAAGTCTTGCTCGCTAGGCAAGCTCATAATTTAGACATAGTATTTAGCTGATAATGAAAAAGGGCTCCGAAGAGCCCTTTGACATTTTCTTGTAAAGTAAAAATTACTTGAAAGAAACGTTGCTAATAGCAATACGACCTAGGTAGTCAGCTGCGTTACCTAGAGAAGAAGCTGTGTTTGTCAACTCAACATAACCATAACGTGTCATGAATGAAACGACTGGTTCAAATGTTGATGGATCTAACACAACACCACTGCTCATCAATGGAATGTATGGGCAGTAGAATGCTGCTGCATCGCTTTCGCTAGAACCTTTATAACCAATAAGGATATCAGTTGTATCAGTTGCGTATGTGTTTACATACACTTTCATAGCGTTATTCAATGTACCAACTAACTTGGTGTTTGTTGGAGCTTCGAATGTACCTTCTGTTGTACGAGCAAATGCTGATGTTGTTGCGCTTTGTAGAATTGTCAAAGCGTATGGGCTTACAACGGCCCAGTTACCAGCACCACGACGTGTACGCTGAGCGATCAAGTTGCTTACGCGGTTGATTTGAACAGCTAAAGCTGCGTGTTCGTCACCAACGAATGTAGCTGTACCTGAAACAGCGTTTTGGTCAAATGTTTCAACTGCTGAACCAGCTAGACTTAGCAATGAAGCTAGGATCTCTTGGTCAATTTCAGCTGTGATTTCTTGAGCCAAAGCAGCCATAACTTCTGCTTCGATGTCAATACCTTGTTGGGCTTGTGCATCTTGAGCAGCCTCGAATGTCCAACGAGCAGACAATTTACGAGTTTTAGCTTCAACTGTTTGTTTCAAGATTTGAATGCTCATACGCTTACCAGCTTGACCTTCTAGGGTTGCTGTAGAAACAGCACGACCTGTTGAATCAGCTGAATAGCCTTCAGCAATCTTGAATGGGCTTAGTGCCTCTTCACCAGCTGTTACGCCAGCATTGCTTGATGTGTCAGCATAGCGAACACGCAATGTATGGATTTGACCAACTGGGCCAGTCATTGGCTGTACGCCAACCAACTCGTTAGCAATAACGGTTGGCATAACACGACGGATTACTGGTAGAATCACGCGGTTTAGTGTTGCAACGTTGCCGGCAGAAGTGGCACCAGCTGTAGCAGATTCTTGAAGATACTTCTTAGTATTTTCTAGAGTCACGCCCATTACTGATTTTTTAGTGCCTTGTAGGCCTTCTAAAAGAGCTTCTTTTGTCTCCGACCAACGGCTTGTAAGTAGTTCTGACATTTAAATTTCTCCTTAAATTTTAAGTCCAGCAAGGCGTCGAATGTCTACGATATTTGATTCATCCTCACTGCTACGTGTGCTGTTGGAAACTTTGTTTCCTGTAATTTCTTTTGCCTCTACAAGTGCCTGTTTCTTCTGCGGAGCTTTTCCAGCTATTACAGCTGGGAGATACTTTTCAAAACTTTCATTAAGTTTTGCAGTTTTCACACTCTCCATTAACTCTGACATGATTTCACGTTGCTCTGAGTTTAACGGAGCAAGTAACTCATTCATGATTTCTTTGCGGTGTTGCGCTTCTTTCAAAGCTGCAATCTCTGCTTCTTTACTTTCTACGATTCGCTGTGCTTCTTCAATTGCTTGTGCAGCTTCTTGAACAGCTTCAGTCTTCATGTCTATGACCTTGAGTAATTTAGCAGTTTCTGACTTCTCGTTTAGATATGACGCTTGATATTCTTGAGCAAATGCTTCAAATAGTTTACGTCCAAAATCTGCACGACGAGCTGCTTCGATGTCTTCTTTTAGTGATGTAATTTCAGTCTTTAGACCGTTAGTTACAACACCTTCAACCATCTTAGCTGCACGTTCTACAAATTGTTGTTTTACCTTCGCAAGTTGTTCACGACCTTCACGAACCAAGCGTACTTTAGTTTCTGCTAGGTCCTGTTTATCTTTGTAAAACTCGGCGATTTCTTCTGCCAAAGCTTCTACTACGAATTGTTCTAATTTACCAAATTTCTCAGCCATTACGACTTGATCTTCATGTAGCTCTTTAACTTCTGAAGCTAGTTGACGACTAACGAATTCCTTCATTAGTGCAGCATCTGCTTTCATTTTTTGAGCATACTTGACTTTCATTTCAGCTAATTGCTTACGGTCATCGGCAAATTCAACAAGCTCTTGTGATAGGTGATCTGTGATCATACGATCAACAGCTTCGATCATTGTTTGCTTGTCATGCTCATATTTTTGAGCAAACTCTTCGCGTAGTTCTTGAGCTACTTGTTCGCGATTCTCTGTGATTCTCGCGTCCCAAGCGGCTTCAATTGATGCTTTGATCTCTTCAGAAATCACATTGTTTTCAAATAGTGTTTTTAGTGCATCCAACATGTGATTCTCCTTGTTATTGGAGTCTGCTTATTATTCCTAATAAGCTCTCTTTGAGATATTGTTGTGCTTTAGGATCACCTTTCACCTCTTGCGCTATACGCAAGGCATTAAAACCACCACGACTGTTCATCAAGTGTTCATAAATTGGTGTTGGGTATGCTCCAGGAGCACTAGGTTGAGCTACCATATCTACTGTGATAATCTCAAAATCTGAAACTTCACCGGATCCGTCATCTTTGACGTTTCCGGATCCGCGTGAACTGACACCTAACTTCACGCCGCTTTCCAGCATTGTGCGAATTAGTTGTCCCATTGGGGTAGGAAGTATTTTCAACTTCCCGTAACCGTTTGGACCGTCCATCCACATGTTTACTATCATGTGACTGACGCGGTCCAGGTTAATTTTTAGATCATCTGGATGATCCACTTCCCCGAGAACTGAATAGCCGTTTTGAATCTGATCG